CATCGTCGATATTCCCGCCGACCAGCCAACCACCAATGCGATTGCGCCAAGCTGCGATTTGCTTTGCGCTATCCATCAACAGGATTTGGAGCATGGTTGACCGCACCGACGTAGAAAACCGCGCTGCCGACCTTTTGCGGGCAGTTGGCGACCTCGCCATGGCGATTGCGCCGCACAACTGCGACAGGGCGCAAAGGGCGGTGATTGCGGCTGCCATGCGCTTGCTGGTTGACCACATCATTGCCCTTGCCAACACAAAGGAACCCCGCCCATGACTAACTTAACGGTATCTGATCTGGGGGAAGGGTGATGATTGCTGCTCTTTTCGTGCAGACTAACGGTTGCTATTTTGGGCTTGATGGTGTCGATCCTTGGGACGAGGCGCGTGATGCCAGAAAATATAATGGCCCCTACCCTGTGGTTGCGCATCCGCCATGCCAGTTGTGGGGCGCTCTGGCCGCTGTGAATTTTGCTCGATGGGGCGGAGAACACAACAGACCGGGCAATGATGATGGCTGTTTTAAAGCGGCGATTCATTCAGTCAATACTTTTGGCGGAGTCCTAGAACATCCTGCTAAAAGCAAGGCATTTGAAAAATACGGCCTTGATAGACCCGTATTCGGAACTTGGCTTCCACGTTCCGGCGGTTGGGTGACGGAGGTGTGGCAGTCCGCCTATGGGCATCGCGCCAACAAGGCAACATGGTTGTTTTATAAGGGGTCTAGTCCACCCTTTAATTTGAATTGGGAAAAGCGAATTGGCTCTCATCAAATAGGATTTCAGGACAAGCGGGGTAAATCTCGGAATAAACCCACGCTTTCAAAGCGAGAGGCTAATTCAACGCCTTTGGCATTTAGGGACACGCTCATCCAATTGGTAAAATACTCTATGGAGGAACCCCACCCATGACTAACCTAACCGCAGTGGAAGCGCTGAATATCAAAGATCATACTGAACTCGCCGCCCAAGTCGCAGCGCAGGCTGATGAGATTGAGCGGTTGCGAAATGCCATTCGTAGAATTTGCTTAGAAGCCCATGAAACCATCCCTTCAGATGGAAGGGTCGCGGCATTCAGCGCGCTTAATAACATTGGGCGTATGGCGACTGCCGCCCTCACACAAAGCGAGGTGAGGTGATGCTCGACACACTAAAACGCTATTTCGTGGCCAATCCCGCCCGGATATTCAGCATTGAGCGCTGCCCTAGCTGGACTGGCTATTATCTGCCGTGGCGCGCTGGAAATGCCGGAGGATTTTTTTGGCGGGGGTGGCGTGTAAGCTGGCGTAAGCCCTACGCAAAATGCTGGCATTTCGATGGTCGTCGTTGGAGCAATACCCCTTACCCAATTAAGGAACCCAAACCATGACCCTGACCGAGCTAGCCAATAGGTGCGAGGGGGAGTGGCTTGATGAGGCCCGCGATGCTTTTATCACGCATCTGGATAATTGCTTTGGGAGGGAATCGGCAGAGGATCGGGCAGACGACATTCGCGCTGGGCGTGAAGATAGCGAGGAGTTTATTGCGGGTTATCTGTTCTGCCTCCGTGCCAAGGCTGGGGAGGCGGGGGAATGAGCGAGAAACCAGCCCCACGGGAATATGACACGATCACCTATTACCGGGGTCGTCCTGTTTCAGAGATGAGCCGTATCGAACTGATCGCGGCATTGCAGGATGTTGGCCAGATGTTGGAAAGGGAGCGGGAAAATCACATAAAAACATTAGAAATTTGGACGAAGCGAGCCAAGGCTAGGCAGCTATGAACTCTGACCCAAAATTCACCCGCCGCGCCGATCTGGAAGCGTGGGTAGCCCGCGAAGCTGCAAAGGCTATCACACCAAGGCAACAGCTTGACGCAATTCCTATAATTCGCCGCGTCATCCTCGCGCACCAGCATTTGAAGGATTGAACATGACCACACTGATTGAACGGATCAAGGCAGCGCGTGATGGCTTACCGCCCGATAGTGGTATGGCCGAAGAGCATGACGCTTTTCAAGCCGCCATCGCAGCCCTCGAACTTGCTGACAAGATGGCGGATGTTCTGGAAAAAGTGGATATTCCAAACTGGTGGTTAACAGAAAATGAGTACAAAGCGCTCACCGCCTACCGCGCAGCAACGAAAGGAACTGAAAATGACCCGGCGCATGGAGGGAAAAGCCATGACTGACGAAGCCAAGGAACTTCTCGCCCGATGGGATAATGCTCCCCTTTGGAACGATGCGGTCAAGGATGCTGACGCGACTTTGTTTGACGACACAGTGGCCCTCATCACCACCATGCAAGCCGAGATCGAGCGGCTGAAACAAGCTGGCAATCAACTATTCGCTCATAGCGAACACTTGCTGACATGCTCTTGGCATGATGCCGGTGAATGCAACTGCGGCCATGACGACGCAATCAAAGCATGGAAGGATGTGGCTGGTGGATAACGTAACCATTACCGATGCGGACCGGGAAGCCTATTTAGCATTCAACAATATGCCACAAGGCATCGCCCAAGCAGTCAGGGACGGGAAATATGACAAGTTAACTGGTATGCAGATCATCGCCTGCCACCGCCTGCTAGGCCATCGCGAGGGGCTGGAAATGGCGGCTAAGGTGGTTAAGGTAACAAGCAATCGCGATCTTTCGACTGCCGCCACGGTTAAAGCCATCCGCGCCCTGAAACCAGTCTAACCCCTCTCCATGCGGCTTCGGCACTTCCGCGCATGGATGATCGCCAGCCGGGGGCCTGTTGACGCAGGCGGCGTTATACACCCCGGCACTATTCACCAGTTTACCCCGGTGGCCATAACCACAGGCACGAATGCGGATTCCAGCCATTTGCTGCCGGGGTAAAACCATTGCGCTGATATGCGCGTTGTGGTAAAACATGCTCAATATGACTGCAACCGCTGCGCAAGTACGTTGTGGTTCTTTGTTTCCGCCCGCCTGCTGGCTTATCCGGTGGGACGTTGCAACCGGGCAGAATAGGGTGGTGGTTCGGGCAAGCCGGAATTACCTGACGCGAAAGCAGCCGCCACCCGACCTAACCACATCACCCTGCCCAGCGTCGATTAAGCTTGGCTTTCATCCCAAAGCCGCTCGGCCTCTGCCAATAGGTCGATCCCATGCTTCTCATTGAATTTGACTGGCCCTAAGCCGTGAATGCTGTCGTGTGGTCCGTGATCGGCAAGATGGTGAAATGGGCAGAGAGGCGTAACACGGCGATCTGTGCGCGCAAGCCTGCCAAATCCTGCGCTGGTCGCATGATGAAGCTGGACGGGCCGCTCGCCGCAGATTAGGCACCCCATAGCGCCCAGCCGCGCCATGTGCGCCGCCTCGTCCTTGGGTTTAGGTGGTTTGCGCTTGGCTTTGATCGGCGCGCTGCGCTTTATGGGCGACTTGGCGCGCAACGGTGTCTTGCGCTGCAATGGCTTGCCGGGTTTCATCACGATCTAGTCCTTAATCCACCTTGCCGGTGTTGTTGCAGTTTGGACAGGATCCGACCTTCCATTGGGGCGACTTGCCTTTGCATATCTTGCATAGGCCGACGGTCCTTAGGATCGCAGCGCGACGCCGTTCACGGATTACATCAGCCCTTGCGCGCCGAGCTGCTGCGGTGGCCTCCTGCGCCATTATGGCCTCCATTGTTTGATGATCGTGGTAGGGCCAACGAGAAGGGGCAGCATATGCCGCCCCTCCGTTTATGCCAAACCGTTCACGCACATAATGTACATAAGACGGGTCTGGGTTTATGTTGCTTATGGCAGCTTTCCATCCTTATCAGGCCAGCACACAATGATGCCGGCGATTGCGAGGTAGATGAGGAAAAACATTTCAAATGGCATGGTCAATTTCTTTCCGATAAATCCTGCCACCAGATTTCGATAGCAGCTCGGCTTTTGCGCGACATTTTGGCAAGATGACTGGCTGCAAGGTCGAACTCTGGCCCATCGACCGGCGCGACCGTGGCGTTGACGCGCAAGTTGCTGGAGTAATAGGACCGAGCCGCGACGGTGTCGCCCAGATCATCAACCGAGCGTATGGTGATTGCCTCAATCTGGTGCCAGAAAAACACATCGCACCCACTGTAGAAAAACGAGGTGATACCCGACTCTGAAACCTCGCGTACATCAGCGTCCATGCGCTGCCCCCATTCGCAAAGGATGTCGATTGCCACATTGCGCGGCATGATACGACCATCCTTGTCGAGCGTGGGGTTCAGCTTCGCCCCAACAAAGGGTCGCACGATCTTGATAAGGTCGCTGTAAGGTGTGGTGGTCATCATTTTGATCCTTTCGTTTGCCAATGCGCCCTAGAAACTGGCCCGCTTCTGTCGAATCGCTATTTTAGCAAGAATGACATGTATTGGTCGCATATATGGGCCGGGATCGCTTGCCGCAATTTCAAGCCATTCAAGCGGCTGACGCTTGCATATTTGCAAATATTCGCGATTGTTCATCTTCCTGTTATCCTTTCCTATTGAACCGGAGGCGCTCACCCGGTGTCATGGCGGATACTACACCAGCCTCCACTTGCGTCCTGCGCCACAATTCGGCTTCCATTTTCAATTGCAGATCAAGGCTGCGCCCTTCCATGATCGCAAGGGACAGCGCCTTGGTCGTCATGCTGGGGAAAGCCCCTGTCGGAAATGCTGCATCGCTCATGGCTTAAACCTCCCAACCAGAGGCGCGAGCGGCATCTGATGCCGTCGCCCAGACCAAATATTCGTCGCCGTCCATGCACTCGGTTTCGTCGATGACAAAATCGGCGCTCAAAAGGCTTTCGGTGATAATGGCTGAAGCCGCATATTCGGCGCTTGGGAAAGCATCGACATAAGCAGCGCCCATCGCATCAATGCAATAATCAAGAAGGCGGTTGCTGGCCTTGATCCAAGCGCGAGGATCGGTGCAAGTCTCAAACGGATCGGCGATCAAACGGCTGCGCAAGCCGTCGATTGCTTCAAATTGTGCAAGGGTGATAGGCATAACGAACTCCTTGGCGGTTTATCGCGGGATTATTCCGCTGACGACTTACGCAGTACACGAAACTATATGGGCTTGCAATACCCTATTTTACTCGCTATCATCGCATGGTATAGACAAGGCTGCATAGGAACGAGCAGAGCATGGACACTACCACCCTTACACACATCGCGGATGTTTTCAGCGCAGGCATTTTTCTGGCCGTGGTCTATGCCATTGCCAAGGCTGATCCACCGATCGAACCGCCCATCACATTGGAACGCACGAGTGTCGCTGACATGGCGGCAGGTGTAAAGCCGCTGATCCCGCCCGCCATTGATGACGAGAGCGAAGCGGGAAGCTGGGACGACGCATTGCGCAGCCCACCTTGGACGGAGCGCGACAACGGCGATGGCACCTATTCGCTGGCAATGCAGCCGTTGCTTACTCTGATCGAAGTGAGCCGCAAGCAATGAGCGATTATGCAGTCAAGGTGACAATTCGCAATGGCCGCATCCTTCGCCGGATGAGAGAGCTTGGAATCAAATCGCAGGTAGAGCTTGCGGCCAAAGCTGGTGTCAGCGCCACCACACTGAATAGTATTGTGGCGTTGCGGCGCGCACCAGAGAGAACCAATGGGCAATGGTCCCACGGCGTGGAAAATATCGCCGCTGCGTTGAGGTGTGACCCAGAAGATTTGTTCACCGATGCGCAAAAGACAATGGCGCTACCGGCCAATTCTATGGAAACCTATATGGATGAGGCTTCCGTCATATCTTTGATGGCTGGCGATGACATGGAGGAGTCGGCTTGGGCGAAAATTGAAGTCCAGAGATTGCTGGCCACTTTGACGCCAAGAGAGCGGGCTATCACCGAACACATGATGGAAGGTGGCATTTATGAAGATGCCGATCCCGATGGTTGCTCCCGAGAGCGTATTCGGCAAATACATTACAAGGCTTTGCGCAAGATGAAGGCTGCATCCGTGAATTTCGACAGGGCATCACGCGATGCGATGGGCGTTGAACTACCCAAGCCAATCCCCAAGAGAGACTGGAAGCCCAAACACATTAGGGAAAAAGAAGAGCGAGATGCAGCATGGGTAAAGGTGAATGCGGCTGGTGATCCTTTGCCCATATATCAGCCACCATTTCCCCTCCCGCCGAGGCTATGGCTGGAAAAGGATGCAACCCAATTAGCAGCCGAACGCGCCGCGCAATCTCGCGAGTACAGGCTCGCATTATCCCATGATTTAATGGGGAGCATGAATCACCCCGATGACCCATATCTGAATGGTGAAATGAAATGACCCGCTTCACCCTCACATGGACCGATGAGATGACCGCGACCGCCGCCGGCATGAAGCGCGCAGGTCTATCATGCTGTCAGATCGCAGACCGCCTCGGTGTTGATCCTCAACAGGTCAAGCGCCGCTGCTACAAGGTAGGCGCAAGATCATCCCTTCGCATCGGCCCCGGTGCCAAGGATGGTAAGCCTGGTCGGATCATGGGCGACCACACAAGGATTATTGGAGAGGCAGGGTAATGGCTGGCCCCCTCGCCAACATACGCCACGAGCGCTTCTGTAGAGAGATCATAAGCGGTAAATCGCAGGTGGAAGCCTATCGCCTCGCTGGCTATGAATGCGCCCAAAGATCATTGGAAGCAAACGCGCATAGGCTGATGGAGAATGATGGCGTAAAAAAACGCATAGCTGAATTGGGGAAACCCATCCACGACAAATACGCTGTCACCAATGATCGGATCACGCGAGAACTGGCTCTACTCGGCTTTGCGAGGCTCAAGGATTACTCCAAACTCATGGAGAGCGGCAGCCTAGATGATGTGACGAGTGAGGAATCTGCGGCCATTTCGGAGTTGCTGGTCGAGACGACTGTTTCAGGCAAGGGCGACGACGCCACGCCCACGCGCCGGGTGAAGCTGAAACTGTCGGACAAGAGGCAGGCTTTGGTCGAGCTGGGCAAGCTGCAAGGCATGTTCAAGGACGGCGCGGACCTGAACGTGCCCGTCACTTTCATCATTGAGCGCACAGAGAGGTCAAAGGGCAAATGACTGCGACACCTTGGCTCCGCGAGAATGTGGAGAAGCTGCGGGTTGGCATGGAGGCGCAGGCTGTTGATGCCGAGGAACGCAGCGGAGACGGGCGATATTACCGAGGCAAGGCCAAGGCATTCGCGGAAGTGCTGTTTTTGCTGGAGCGGGAACCAGCCACCGTGAAGGCTGTTGAGCCGGAAAAGCCAGAGCGGCCAAGATCAACGCCCAAGAGCAAGCCCTCGCCAGCATTAGCCAAGCCTACCGAGCAATCATACAGTTTGAGTGATTTGATTGGCGTGGTCGAGGGTGAGGCCAAGTCGCTGGAGCCGTTCGACCGTGTGATCTTTCGGGTTCAAGGTAGCATGGAGGTCGCGCAGCCATTTCACAGCGCCAAGCTCGACACTGCCTATCCCCAGCCCATTGTGGCGGATAGTCGTGGCAGACTGCCCATGATCCACTTTGCCCCCAGCGTGAAGGTCTGGGCGCATATTCAATAGCGGGTTTGGCGTCCTTCGTGGTCCTATCCCCCGATTATCAGGAACGAAGGCAACGAGAGAGGCCGTTTGGGCTTGTGATAATGGCCTGAAAATGGCAGAAAAGCGCAGTTCGGGTGGACAATGACAAGAAGGCAGGTATCGCGTGGTCAGCATAAGAGCGTCAGAATTGGTCAAGATCATGGACCGCAACGCGCTCGACCGCGACATTCTGGCCGAGTTGGTCGGGTTCACGCCTCGAACAGTGACGCGCTGGAGGACTGGTGCATCAAGCATCCCCCGCGCTATTGGTATGATTGCCGAGATGATCGACAAGGGGGAGTTTCCCAACCGCTATTTTAGGAAGCCTGCATGAGCGAGGATCGCGGGCCATTTGCCCCAGCCCTGACCGCCAAGGTGGAGCGGCACCGCCACCAGCCAGAACCGGGCAATGATGGCTGGCGCTGGTATCTGCGCAGATCGGCAGGCTCAATTGGTTTGACAGTGGAGCGCAAGAGCGACCTTCGCGGCTTTACGATGTTCTGGCCAAACAACATTGGCTTTGACGCAAGGATGCGGCTGGTGATGCGTGGTGGGCTGATCCTGTTGCGCCGGCGAATCAGTTTCATTGACGCACCGCCGGTTCAGCATTCAGTCTTTGACCCCAAGGAAGCAGATTGATGGCCAAGACGTTTACTCTTGACCCGGCGGCGCTCGTTGAGTTCACGCCAGAGCAGGTGGCAGATTACTCCTATGACAAATCGACCAAGCGCAAGGTGTGGATCCGGCGTGAGTGGAGGCGCAAGCGGACCTGCCATTATTGCAAGGGGCCGACCATCTTGCCGGGTAAGGGCAATGATCACTTGGCCAACGGTTACCGGTATGCGACGGTCGATCATGTGGTGCCGACTTGCAAAGGTGGGCCAGATCACTTCTCAAACTGGGTTCTGGCCTGCCATGTGTGCAATTCGCTAAAGGCAGATATGGATGCCAAGGACTTTATCCGCGAACTGGAAGAGGCGGGAGTGAGATGAACGACCATATAGACCTCGCGCAACATCACACCGGCTGGGCTGTCATTGATGTTTATTGGGAGGACGAACTGATTGAAACCCATGTCTCGCCGGTCAACGACACTAAGGCGCATGAGAACAGCGAAGATTGCTGGTGCGGTCCATCCAGTGAGGACGGGTTTTATTGGGTTCACGCCTCGGCGGATCGGCGCGAGGAATACGAGCAAGGCAAGAGGGGTGTGAACTGATGACCGACCTTGCCGACGACATCGCCCGAATTGCGGCGCTGCGTGGCAGGCATGTGGCAAACTATGAGCAGATCGAGCGCGACCGGCGCAAGGTGAGCCATGCGGAGATTGTTGGTCTATTCAGGGTGCCGGATGCGATGTACGACGAAATGCGGGAGTTTGACCGGCTGCCTGCCACATCTCGACAGGCATTAAGTAACCTACCGTTGAACGCATCGGCGATCCGGTATAAGGCATTGCTCAATAGAGCGAGGGATGAGCGGGGCCTCATCCGTGTGATTGCCATGGTGCTGCCAGAAGTGGTGCATGGCTGGGTCAAGAGGCACTACGGGACTGACCACCCGACAACGAGGAAAGAGACATGACGGCAAATGAAATTTGGGCTATTACTTTGAGCATCCTGCCTTGGGCGGTAGCAGTTTCCTTGATGAGTCTTGCTATCTGGGCGCTTTGGTTGGTGTGTCGAGTTTTCGCGGAAGATCATTACGCCAAGCGCCGGTATCGAGCAGCAATTGCCAGCATTGACCACAGCAGGCTCAAGCAGGTCGAGTATGAAACGATTGGGCTGGATAAATCGTCGTGGCGCGGCATCTATGACGGCAGCACTAAGCCTACCTACCGCCCATCGAACACCGGCCAATCCAAGCAGATGGACCGCTTGCGCCAGATCGGCGCTATCGACACGGTAGCAGCTCACGCCAAACTGGTTGGATGCAGCGAGTGGGAGGCCCGCATACTTGACCGCCGCCGCGCTGGTGAAAGCCTCGCCTCTATTGCCAAAAGCACTGGCAAGGCAATTGGCGCAATTCGCCGCACCGAGAAGCGCGTGGTCGATAAGATCATCGCAGCACAGGGAGGCGGCAAATGAAGCCTATCAAACCCCTACCCACATTGTCCGGCCTAATTATCCCCAGGCCACGCGCGACCTGCGGCAACTGCCATTTCCATTCGGCCACGCCTGACCTATCGCTGATCATGTGCAATGGCGTCCCGCCGACGCCCTGTATTGTCCGCGCGCAACAGACGGCGCAAGGGCCGGCCTTTGAGGTTGAACTGATGTCGCCACGCCTGCCACGGTCGCGCCAAGGCTGCGCACTGCACCGTTTCATCGAGCAACCGGAGGAGATGACGCAATGACACGCCAGATCAATGCTGTGGGGCTGGCAATTATCAAGGAGAACGAGGGCTGCAAATTGCAGGCATACCTTTGTCCCGCCAAGGTGCCGACGATTGGGTATGGTCATACCGGACCAGAGGTGAAACTGGGGCAGGTCATCACAATAGATCGAGCCGACGCGCTACTTGCCGCTGATCTTGCTCGGTTTGAGGACGGGGTGACGCACCTCACGCCCTTCTCCAACGACAACCAGTTCAGCGCGCTGGTGTCGTTCGCCTTTAATGAGGGGTTGGGAAAGCTGCGTGGCTCGACACTTCTGGCCAAACACAATGCCGCCGATTATGTCGAAGCCGCGAAAGAGTTTGGCAAATGGACTTTTGCAGATGGTAAGGTGATGAGCGGTCTGGTCAAGCGCCGCGCCGCCGAGGCTGCGCTTTACAGCAAATCCTGACCGATGGCGGACCCCGTTTATATCAAATACAGCTATAACGGGGTTCCGACGCTTGAGGACTTTGCCAACGATGATAGCTTTGTGCGTGGCGTTTCCGGCCCCTTTGGCTCCGGGAAATCATCTGCTTGCGTAGCAGAACTGGTTGCAAGGGGCATGAAACAGAACCCCGGCCCCGATGGCGTCAAGCGTAGCCGGTTTGCCGTGATCCGTAACACCTATGGCGAATTGCGCGACACGACGATCAAGACGGTGATGCAATGGCTGCCAGAGCATTATTTTGGGCGGTACATCGAGCATAAGCACACGTACACGATAACTGCGCTGCCCGGTGCTGTGATCGAACTGATATTCCTTGCGCTCGACCGGCCAGACGACATCAAGAAGCTTTTGTCGTTGGAACTGACCGGCGCATGGGTGAATGAAGCCCGCGAGGTGCCTTGGTCAGTAATCGAGGCGCTGCAAGGGCGCGTAGGACGTTACCCAGCAATGCGCGATGGCGGCGCGACTTGGTTTGGCATTTGGATGGACACCAACCCGCCGGATAATGATAGCAAATGGTATAAGTTTTTTGAGGAAACCAAGTTTGAACCGGGGTTCGCCCGCATATTCAAGCAGCCGTCTGGCCGCGCAGCAAATGCGGAGAACCTGCCAAACCTGCCCGGTGGCCAACGCTATTACACTAACCTCGCGCAGGGTAAGGCTGCGGAATGGATCAAGGTCTATGTCGATGGTGAGTATGGCTTTGTCATCGACGGCAAGCCGGTTACGCCTGAATATAGCGACACCATCCATTGCAAGGCAGTCGAACCGGTGCCGGGTGTTGCGATCATTCGGAGCTGGGACTTTGGCTTAACGCCCGCCTGCGCATTCAGCCAGCTTTTGCCAGATGGTCGGTGGCTGGTGTTTGACGAGATGGTCAGCGACAACATGAGCATTGACGAGTTTAGCGACGATGTGCTTGAGCATTGCGCCCGCGCCTTCAAAGGCAATGTCCAGTTTGAGGACTGGGGCGACCCGGCTGGCGAACAGCGCGCCCAGACTGACAAACGGACCTGCTTTGAAATCATGCAGGCCAAGGGTATTGATATTCGAGGCTCGGAGCAAAACCCGCAGCTTCGGCATGAGTCTGTGCGCAAACCACTGCGGACATTGGTGGCAGGTGAGCCGCAATTCATTCTGAACCCGCGCTGCAAGAACCTGCGCAAGGCGTTAATGGGTGGGTATCACTACCGCCGGTTGAAAACGAGCGGCGAGAAATATGCAGACAAGGCCGAGAAGAACAGCCTATCGCATATCTTTGAAGCGCTGGAATATGGCATGGTTCAGTATTTCGCGCCTGCGCTTACCTCATCGACCGGCGGATATGACGATTGGCCAGAGGGTGATAACGACGACTATGGCAGCGACGGCAACCGCAACGCTTATACAGGATATTGAGCATGGCTGAAATCATTCCAATTGGCGGCAGCGGACAGATCAGCGACGGCATTGCGCTCGACCCTGACAAAATCCTTGACATGGCCAAAGGTGAGTTTGGGGAAGTTGTCATTGTCGGATGGACGCCAGACGGTGAATTGCAAGTGCGATCATCGCATGGAAGCCGCGAAGCGCTCTGGCATTTGACCCGCGCCATTCACCAACTGACGGAGGGGACTGATGGCTAAGATCGTCCTGCCTAAGATCAAATCAACGATGGCCTCCCATGCTGATTACAGACCTGCGGAAAAAGCGCTCTACGTGACATTTCACAATGGGCAAACTTTCCGCTATGGAGGGGTGCCGCACAACATTGGGGAAACGCTGATGGGTGCTGCATCGTTCGGAAATCAATTTAACCGCCATGTTGCCGGAAAGTATAAGGGGGTAAAGCTGTGATGCTTGCCCCTATCATTCTGGAGCAACCGCATGTCGTTGATCGAGTCCACCATCAGCCCGTTGAGTGCCACATCAAAGGCTCAAGGGAGTGTCCTCGACGGCAATGAGTTTGATGAAATCGGCAATCCTCTTGACGGGGATGAGCATGATGAGGAAGTTGAAGAGCGCAAGGTAGCGGATAAGCCCGCCGCCGGAAGCCTGTTTCAAAACCTGATTGACCAGATCGACGACATCAACCTTGCTCGGTATATGCCGGATGATGAGCTTGACCGCATCGGTATGTTGGTGGTTGATGAGTACCGGATTGACGAGACAAGCCGCAATGACTGGGTGACAAAGGCCGAAAAGGCCATGAAATTTGCCACGCAAGACACCGAGCCAAAACAATTCCCTTGGCCGGGGGCTTCCAATTTCATCTACCCGCTGATTACGCAGGCTGCGACCGACTTTGCTGCGCGCACCTATCCCGCGATTGTTCAGGGCCGCAACGTGGTTAAGGGCGTTGTCTGGGGTGATGATGATGGAACGCCAGTAACGGTCGATGGGAAGCCGGATGGCCAGCCAAAGATAGTCCAAGGACCAGACGGTCAACCGCAGCCTTTGTGGCTGGTAAAGCCCGGTGAAAAGCGCCAGCGCGCCGACCGCATCGGGGAACATATGTCGTGGCAACTTTTGGATGAAATGCCGGAATGGGAGCCACAGACGGACCAGATGCTGCACCAAATGCCGGTGATTGGCGGTGCGGTGCGCAAAACATTTCGCGACCATGTGGAGAGCAGAAGCAAGTCGCTGTTTGTCAGCCTGCTCAATCTGGTGTGGAACTATCACGCGCCCAGCTTTGAAGCCGCGCCGCGCCATACTGAAAAGATTTTGCTCTACCCAAACCAGATTATCGACCTTGAGCGGACTTGCGATGAAGGAGATGAAGACATTGGCGGCATGTTCTTGCCGCTCAATTACGGCCCATCGGGCGGTGGCGCTGGCGAAACGTTCAATGGGCAACCGATTTATAGTGGCGACAATTCGGATAACGACGCGCCGCACCTGTATATTGAGCAGCACCGTCGGCTTGACCTCGACGGCGACGGTTACCCAGAGCCTTATATCGTCACGGTTCACCTGCGTTCTGGCAAAGTGGTGCGGATTGTTGCGCGCTATTGCGAGGAAAGTATCAAGGCTTCGCCCAAAGGCGACATGATCTACAAGATTGATGCTGACGACATTTACACGCTCTATCCGTTTCTGCCATCCATTGACGGCGGCTCGTACCCAATGGGGTTCGGTCAATTGCTGCGTCCCTTGAACGAGGGGATTAATACGACCCTGAACCAGCTATTCGACGCTGGGACGCTGGCTAACACCGGCGGCGGATTTATATCTGACCAATTGGGAATGCCATCTGGCCAAACGCTGCTTGGGACTGGCAAGTTCCACCGGGTAACGACCAAGGGTGCGTCGATTAGGGACGCGGTGTTCCCGCTGCCTTTTGCTGGCCCAAATGTGGTCCTGTTCCAAATCCTTGGCGCGCTGATGCAGGCTGGGGAGAAATTGGCGGGGCTTGCAAACATCCTGACTGGCGACGCCAGTATTGCCAACGCTCCGCCGACTACGGTTCTGGCGCTGATTGAGCAGGGCATGAAGTTTTACACCGCCATTGTGAAGCGGGTGTTCCGAGCCGAAAAGGCCGAGCTGGATAAGCTTTACGCGCTGAACAAGAAATACGTCAAAGAGGACGTTGAGTTCAAGATTGGCGATCAGGGCTGCATTATCAAGCCGTCCGATTATGTGCATGGCGGCGGTGTTGAGCCGGTGGCTGATCCCACCATGACAACCGACATGCAGAAGCTTGGCCGCGCTCAAGTGCTAATGACGGTCAAAGATGAGCCGGGGATCGACCGGCTGGCGGTGCTGCGGCGATTTATCGAGTCCGCAAACATTGACCGGATTGATGACTTATTCCTTAAGCCTGACCCGAATGCCGCACAGATGGCCAAGACCATGCAGCAATTGGCCCTTGAGACGGCGCAAGCCGAACTAGGCGCAACCCGCGCCAGAGAATTGAAAGACCAGACGCAAGCATTTCTCAACATGGCGCTTTCGCGCAAGAATGCGGACGGCCAGCAACAAGCGTTTATCGACGCGCAACTTCAATTCCTGCGACTGCAAATTGAGGCGGTCAATTCGACGGTCAAGGCTGCGGCGGTCGATCACCGATACCATGACACCGGAATGCGCCACACAGCCGCAACCGCTGACCGCGCCGCACAAGATGCGCAACACGGTCGGCAACTCGCGCAACAGGAGCGATTGGCCCAGCAATCCAGCCCCACATCACAAGGGCTGCCATCCCCCGGCCCAACTGGTAATTTTCCTGTCGCGCCAAGCGCTCCTTCCCCGGCGCAAATGCCGGAACCTTCGCCGCTCGGACCAGAAGCCCCCGCTGCATTTCCCATTGGAGCGCCTGAATAATGGCTATTACCGATCCCGCATATCTCCCCGCCGCTGTCGCTCAGAGCAAGCGCGACACCATGACGGGGATTACCAGTCAAGAGTTCAACCAATGGCGGCATAACCCGATTACCGCTGGTTTCCTGCAATACATGGAGGACAGCGTTGCCTTTTTGCGCGAAGCGGCTGCTGATCTTCTGGAGGCAGGCCAGTTCAATCAGGGCGATGTTCATCAAGACAAAAATCCCGACTGCCTGCGCGGCCAGATTATCACGCTGCGCCACCTGCATGGCATCGAGATACAGACAATTCAAAGTTTCTACGGCCAAGAGATGCCGAAAGAAAAACAGGAGTGAACCTATGTTGATACCGAGAAATCAGGAAATTGTCAGTGAGGCAGAATTGCCCGATTACAAGAAAGAACCGCCCAAGCTTGACCCGCTGCCAGATCGCGGCATGGGCTGGAAAGGGATGGACCAGACCGAATACGACACGGCGGAATATGACCCGGCGGTTGGCAATTCATCTGGCCTTGAACCGTTCGGCCCGAACATCCTTGTTAAAATGGATACTTGCGCCCGCGAAACAGCCGGTGGAATTATTCACCTTGATGCACATACCGAGCGCATGGACGAAGCTGCAGTGACAGGCTGTGTCTTTGCCATTGGTCTGGATGCCTTTCAGCACATGGCCGATAAGCCCAAAGTCGGTGAACGCATCTACATTGACAAATACTCCGGCATCAAATGCCGTGGCAAGGATGGCGCGCTCTATCGAGTTGTGGATGAAAAATGCGTCGCCTGCCGGATTGCAGATGACCTCGTGGTTGCGGAGCTTTGAACATGACCGACTTTGAACAAGATTTCGATGAGGGTGAAGATGACGCCCTTTCCCCCGTTTCGGTCGAGGACCGCGCCCGCGCTATGGGCTGGAAGCCGCAAGAAGAATACGGCGGAGATCCCCGGCGTTGGTCGGATGCTCAGACGTTCATTGATCGCGGTGAAGCTGAATTGCCAATCTTGCGCGACCAATCTCGCCGAATGAGCGAGAAGCTGGCGCGGCAAGAGCGTGACATGGCCGATTTACGCAATACTGTCTCAGAGCAGGCCGCAGCGGTAAAGGCGGCAATGGACCTTGCGCGCCGTGCTGATTCCGGCGGCTACAAGCGCGCTATGGATGAATTGAAAGCCAAGCGGGCTGAAGCTGTGGCAATTGGCGATACGGAAGCGTTTGAGCAAGTTCAGGAGCAGATCGACGCAGCGGAAGCCGAGCGCGCCACATCCTCAACCGAATTTAACGTCACCGTACCAGCCAAGCAGCCTGCTTTATCCGCGCCATTGGTCGATCAAGAAACTGATGATTTTATGGCGGCGAACCCATGGTTTCATCAAAAGCCGATTTTGAAACAAGCCATGATTGACGCTCACTTGGCTATTATCCAGCGCGAAGGCTCTGTATCTGGCAAAGCACTGACAGACCAGTACGAGCAAGCCAAAGCCGAAGTGGTTGAGGCATTCCCGCAATACTTCCCAACCCAAAGCAATTTGGCCGGCGGCGAAGAAGAATTTGAGGATGAACCCCGCCCACGCCCCCGACCCCGGCTGCGCGTTGCGCCGCTGGCACCAAGCAGCCCGACAATCCAACATCGGCGCGGCGGCGATCCTTTTTTGCGCATCACCGATGAGCGCGAACGCTCTGATGCCAAGGCTGCGTTTGCAAGTGTGGTCAAATACGACCCCAACACAACCGCTGAAGAATACGTGACCCTTTACCTCAACCCCAAGACCGACGTTCTGGCGCTGCGCGCTCGTCG